GACAAGTATATGGGTGATTGTATTATGGCATTTTGGAACGCACCATTAGATTGTCCTAATCACGCCGAGATGGCTGTAAAGACAGGTATAGAATGTGCTGAAGAAACTGAAAAATTAAAAAAAGAATTTAGGGAGAAAGGTCTTCCTGATATCAATATAGGTTCAGGTGTTAATACAGGAACTTGTATTGTAGGTAATATGGGTAGTGAAAATCGTTTAGATTATTCTGTTGTTGGTGATGCTGTAAACTTGGCAGCTAGACTTGAGGCTGCTACAAGAAATTATAAAGAGAATGGAAAGGTTACTCCTTTAATTTATTCTTCTTATACAAAAGAGCAACTGAAAAATATTAAATCAATTGAGTTAGATAAAATTAAAGTTAAGGGTAAAGAGGAGTTAGTAACCATTTATAAACCAGTAATAAACTTAATGGAGAACTATGACTCTACTTCAACAAAGAAAGTTAAGACTAATAGCAAAAAGGATAATAAGAAATGAAAAGAAAAGAAAATTATACTTACTCAATTTACACTGGATCAAAATTAAAAAACAAAAAGAAAGGCGAAGAAGAAAAACATTAATTAAACTATATAAAATGAAAAGATTGAAAGAATTTGGATTAATGTTAAAAACTGCTTAAAAATAAATAACTAAAAGGAATACTAGTAAGTTAATATAGTACAAAGACTCTGTATCGGAGTACTCCCTATTGGGAAACATTTAAACTTACATTATTCCTACATAAATAGAAAAACTATGATTGAAAACGGAACAACAGATATTAAAGTTCAATTAGAATCTTTAAGAAAAGATATTGAGAGTGTTAACTCTATCAATAATCGTTTAGATACGGCTATTGATAAATTAACAGATGTATCTACTTCTATCAAATCTATGTTGGCTGTACACGAAGAAAAAATACAGCAACAAGAAAAATTAGATGAAATTATATTCACTAAACTAAAAGATAGAGAAGATGAAATAGATAGTGTTTATAGAGACCTACAAAGAGAAATAAATCTTGTTGAAAAAAGATTAATTAATGAAATTAAAAGTTTGAGAAATGATGTAGGACCTAGAATTGGCGTATTGGAAAAGTGGAGATGGCTGATAATAGGTGGGGCAATCGTTATAGGATGGGTATTATCTAAGAATTTCTTGCATATTATACAAATGATGTCAAATTAGACTTGACTTTTTAGTGTATATATAGTATATTACTATTATTGCTATGTCGAGTTATATTGATCTAAAATTTATTAATAATGTTTCTGGTAGATTAAGTCAGTTTAAAAAGAAAACTGATTATCTATATAATTTTAGATGTCCACATTGTGGTGATTCTAAAAAGAGTAAACTAAAAGCAAGAGCATACATTTATCGTATAAAAAATGATATGTTCTTTAAATGCCACAATTGTGGTCAAGGTCAAAACCTTGCAAATTTTTTAAAATTTGTTGATCCTAACTTATATTCACAATATATTTTAGAGAGATACAAAGGCTCGGCACCTGCGACACCGACACCCACGTTTGATTTTAAACCTGTAAAGTTTAAAGATCAAACAATACTTGATGATCTAAAGTCTATCAAAGACTTATCTGAGGATCATCCTGCTAGATTATATTGTACAAAAAGAAAAATACCTGAAAAGTATTTTGATATATTATATTTGTGTGATAAGTTTATGACTTTAGTAAACAAAGTAAAACCTAATACTTACAAAGTTACTAAAGACCATCCTAGACTTATCATACCTTTTTTTGATACAACTGGTAAGTTATTTGCTTTTCAAGGACGTGCTTTTGGTAAAGAACAACCAAAGTATCTAACAACTAAACTAGATGAAAGCAAACAAAAAATTTACGGACTTGAACGAATTAATTTTACTAAAGAAATTAAAATTGTTGAAGGTCCGATTGATAGTTTATTTATTGATAACTGCCTTGCTGCTGCTGGGGCAGATTTATTTTTAAAAAATAAAATTCCTAATGAAAAAATAACATATATATTTGACAACGAACCGAGAAATAAAGAAATTATAAAAAGAATGTATAATGTGATAGAAAAAGATTTTAATATTTTTATCTGGCCTGAGGATATTCAACTAAAAGATGTAAACGATTTGATAATAAGTGGCATAAGTATTCCTAAAGTAGAAAAAATTATAAGTACAAACACATTTAGAAAATTAGAAGCGCTGACAAAATTAAGTTACTGGAAAAAAATTTAGGGGGACATATGGTACAAGAGATGATTAATGTTATTAAACGTGGTGCAAGAGGAAAAGAACCTCTAAACATTGAAAAGATACACGAGATGGTAGAGTATGCTTGTGAAGACATCACAGGAGTTTCTTCATCTCAAATTGAAATGAATAGTGGTTTACAATTTTATGATGGTATGTCCACAGATGAAATACAACAAATCTTAATCAAATCAGCTGCAGATTTAATTTCTTTAGAAAATCCCAATTACACTTTCGTTGCTTCACGTTTACTTTTATATTCACTTAGAAAACAAGTTATAAACAAATTATGGGATCACCCACACATTTACGATCACGTAAAAAAATGTGTTGACAAAAAAGTTTATGATCCAGAAATTTTAACTTGGTATGAGAAAAAAGATTTTGATAGAATGGAAAACTGGTTAAACCACGAAAGAGATTATACGTTTACATATGCTGGTTTAAGACAAGTGATTGACAAGTATCTTGTACAAGACAGATCGAATGGTGGTATTTTTGAAACACCACAGTTTATGTATATGGTAATATCTGCTACACTATTTGCAAAATATCCTAAACAAAAGAGAATGACATATGTTAAAAAATATTATGATGCTATTTCACAATTTAAAATTAATATTCCAACGCCTGTTATGGCTGGTGTTCGTACTCCTATACGTCAGTATGCTAGTTGTGTACTTGTTGACGTTGACGATACTTTACCTTCTATTTTCAGTAGTGATATGGCCATTGGAAGTTATGTGGCACAAAGAGCTGGTATCGGTATCAACGCAGGTCGAATTAGAGGAATCAACAGCAGAATACGAGGCGGAGAAGTACAACATACTGGAGTTATACCATTTCTTAAAAAGTTTGAGGCAACGGTTAAGTGTTGCACTCAAAACGGAGTTAGAGGAGGTTCGGCAACTGTTCACTTCCCTATTTGGCACCAAGAGATAGAAGACATTATAGTTTTAAAAAACAATAAAGGTAGTGAAGACAATAGAGTTAGAAAATTAGATTACTCAATTCAAATGTCAAAACTATTTTATGAAAGATTTATTAATGAAGAAGATATAACTTTATTTTCACCACACGAAGTACCAGAACTATATGAGGCGTGGGGTACACCAGAGTTTGATGATTTATATTTAAAGGCAGAAAGAAAACTATCTGTAAATAAAAAGAAAGTTAACGCACAACAATTATTTTTTGATATATTAAAAGAACGTGCAGAAACAGGTCGTATCTATATTATGAATATTGACCATTGTAATACTCACTCATCATTTAAAGATAGAGTTTATATGTCAAATCTGTGCCAAGAGATAACTTTACCTACAGATCCTATACAACACATTGACGGTAAAGGTGAAATCGCATTATGTATTTTATCAGCAATCAATGTAGGATTAATAAACAAAAGAGATGAATTAGAACCATTATGTGATCTTGCAGTTAGGGCGTTAGATGAAATTATAGATCATCAAAAATATCCAGTTGTAGCAGCAGAAGTATCAACAAAGGCAAGAAGAAGTTTAGGTATTGGTTATATTGGTCTTGCACACTATCTTGCTAAAAAAGGTTACAAGTACGATCAAAAACTTGCGTGGAGACAAGTTGATAAACTAACAGAAGCATTCCAATATTATCTATTAAAGGCAAGTAATCAAGTTGCAAAAGAAAAGGGCAAATGTGAATACTTTGATAGAACAAAATATTCCGATGGCATCTTACCTATAGACACTTACAAAAAAGAAGTAGATGAACTTGTAAACAATCGTACATTTACATATGATTGGGAGTGGTTAAGGAAAGAAATAAAAGAACACGGCCTAAGACATAGCACACTCTCGGCCCAAATGCCATCAGAATCATCTAGCGTGGTTTCTAATGCCACAAACGGCATAGAACCACCTAGAGATTATCTATCAGTTAAGAAATCTAAAAAAGGTCCTTTAAAACAAATCGTACCTGATTATAAAAGACTTAAAAACAATTATACTTTACTATGGGATATGAAATCAAATGAAGGTTACATTAACATAGTTGCAGTTATGCAAAAATACTTTGACCAGGCCATTTCAGGTAACTGGTCATACAATCCAGAAAATTACGAAGACAATCAAGTTCCTGTGTCAGAAATGGCAAATGATTTACTTACAACTTATAAATATGGGTGGAAAACGTCATACTATCAAAATACATATGACGCTAAAAAAGATGTTGACGAACCACAACATACTATAGATTACGATACACCAGTTGAGGATAAACCAAAAGAAGAAGAGGACGAGGCTTGTGAGTCTTGTACAATTTAATGGAAAATAGTTTACTAATACATAAACACCTTATTATTAGAGCAGACATTAACAACCCACCTAAAGATGTGGATTATTTGAAGACTTGGATGGAAGAGTTTATAAAATTTATTAATATGAAAGTTATGTTAGGACCTTATGTTGCTTACTGTGATAAACCAGGTAATAGAGGTATAACTGCTATTTCAGTTATAGAAACAAGTCATATTGCTATGCACGTTTGGGATGAACCAAATCCTGCACTTATGCAATTAGATATATATAGTTGTTCAGAATTTAATCCTTATTTGATTGCTGATAAATTGAAAAGGGATTTTGCTGTACAAAAATTAGATTACAAATTTTTAAATAGAGAAACAGGATTAAAGAATATAGTTTTAAACAAACAATACGTAGTATAATGAAAAGTGTATTTAATAAAGATAAAGGGTTAGACTCAACAAAACAGTTAATGTTTTTTGGTCCTGATTTAGCAGTACAACGATATGATAATATGAAGTATCCTATCTTTGATAAACTCAATCAACAACAATTAGGTTATTTTTGGAGACCCGAAGAAGTATCTTTACAAAAAGACAGAAACGATTACCTTGAATTAAGAGAAGAACAAAAGTTTATCTTTACTTCTAATCTTAAATATCAAACAATGTTAGATAGTGTACAAGGTAGAGGACCTTGTTTAGCATTTTTACCTTTTTGTTCATTACCAGAATTAGAAGGATGTATAGTAACGTGGGACTTTATTGAAACAATACATAGTAGATCATACACTTATATTATTAAAAACTTATATTCAAATCCAAGTGAAATCTTTGATACAATTATACAAGATGAAAAGATAGAAAGACGTGCCAAGTCAGTAACACAAACTTATGATGATTTAATTAATATGGGATATCAATGGTGCATTGATCCTAAAAAAGTTGATATGTATGAACTTAAAAAGAAATTATATCTTGCTATGGTAACTGTAAACATACTTGAAGGTTTAAGATTTTATGTATCATTTGCTTGTTCGTTTGCATTTGGTGAATTAAAGAAATTAGAAGGTTCAGCAAAGATTATATCTTTTATTGCTAGAGATGAAAGTCAACATCTTGCAATGTCGCAAAGAATAATTAATAATTGGAAAGATTATGAAAACGATAAAGAGATGTTAAAAGTAATTAAAGATACAGAAAAAGAAGTTTATAAAATGTATGATGAGGCAGTCGGCGAAGAAAAACGCTGGGCAACGTATTTGTTTAGTAAAGGATCAATGATAGGTTTATCAGAAAAATTGTTACATCAATTTGTTGAGTATATGGCAAATAGAAGAATGAAAGCAATACAATTAACACCTGCTTATGACCAAAAAACAAATCCATTACCTTGGGTAGATCATTGGTTAAATAGTAAAGGTACACAAAACGCACCACAAGAAACAGAAATAGAAAGTTATGTTATTGGTGGTATTAAACAAGACGTACAAAAAGATCAATTTAAAAAATTCAAACTATAATATGGTTGGTAAAAGTAGGCATTTAGCAAAAACTTTAACGTGGAGAATAGTTGCAACGACAGATACATTTTTGATAGCCTGGTTAATTACAGGTAAAATAGATTGGGCAAGTGCAATTGCTGGTATTGAGGTAATAACAAAAATGTTTTTATATTATGCACACGAAAGAGTTTGGTATAAGCATATAAAATTTGGAATAAAAAAAAAGGATAAAAAATGAATTGTAAAAAAATATTAGTTATGGGATTACCAGGTTCTGGTAAAAGTTATCTTGCTGACAAACTTGCACCAATGATAAATGCTGTTTGGTTAAATGCAGATAGAGTTAGAGAAGAAGCAAACGATTGGGATTTTACTCCTGAAGGCAGACAAAGACAGGCCAATCGTATGAAAGACTTGTCACAAAAAGCATTAGATGAAGGTAAACACGTTATTGCTGACTTTGTATGTCCTACACCAAAAACCAGAGAAGACTTTAATGCTGACTATACAGTTTGGATAGATACAATTAAAGAAGGACGATTTGAAGATACAAATAAAATGTTTCAACCACCTGAAGAATATGACTTTAGAGTACCAACTCAAAATGCAGAATTATGGGCAATTCGTATTGCAGATGAAATACAAGAGTATCAATGGGACAACAGAAAACCTACAGCACAGATGTTAGGTAGATGGCAACCTTGGCACGAAGGACATCAAACTTTATTTGAGGAAATTATAAAGAAAACAGGTCAAGTAAATATTCAAGTAAGAGATGTACAAGGTGTAGGTGATAATCCTTTTGATTTTGATACTGTAAAAGAAAATATTGAAAAGGCATTGGTGCCATATAAAAATAGAATTAAAATAACTTTAGTTCCTAATATAACAAACATATGTTATGGTAGAGGAGTGGGTTATAAGATTGAAGAAATTGTTTTATCTGATAACATACAAAAGATTTCTGCTACAGAAATAAGAAAAAAAATGAGAGAAGAAGGTAAATTATTTTAGATGTTAGAAAAAGCAAAAAAGCATTGTTCGAATTGCGATACTAAATACTCTATAGAATGGAACATAGAAGAACAAGATTTAGAACCGTTAACTTGTCCTTTTTGTGGATATGAGGTAGAGTTTGAAGATGTCGAAGATGAAGTTGAAGACGATAGTTGGAGTTGATTATAGTTTAACAAGTCCTGCAGTCTGTATTAATAATGATGATGAATATATGTTTTATTATTTGACAAACAAAAAAAAGTATATTGGTCAAATGGCCAAAAATATTATAGGTTTTGAACACCAAGAATACGACACACCCATAAAAAGATTTAGTCAAATATCAGATTGGGCAATTAACACATTTAATAGATTAAGTTACGATTTAACAAATCTAAAAGTTTATATTGAAGGATATTCTTTTGGATCAAAAGGACAAGCAGTATTTCAGATAGCAGAAAACTGTGGTATTTTAAAATATAGATTACAACAATTAAATATAAATTATGATACAGTTGTACCAAGTGTAGTAAAAAAAGGTGCAACAGGTAAAGGTAATGCAGACAAAGATATGATGTATGAATCATTTGTCAAAGAAACTAAAATAGATTTAAAAAAGATATTTGATACAGATAAAGTAGGTAATCCGGTATCAGATATTGTAGATAGTTATTACATACAAAAAATAGGTTATCATAATGAAAATTAGATATTATCAAAACCTAAACGGTATAAGATGGTTAGGATTTATACTTGCAATGATAAGTGTTTTTATATTATCAGATGCTAAAATAGAAACACAATGGTTGGGATGGTCAATAGGATGTTTAAGTTGTTCTATATGGGTTTTAATAGGTTGTAAAGATAGAGATATACCTAGAACGCTTATGGAACTATGTTATCTATTATTAGGATTAAGAGCAGTATGGAATTGGTTAATGTAATGTCATTATACCACGAATCAAACGTAAAATAGATCAAAAATCGTTGAAAATAAAGGGTGTTCTCTCTTTGTTCTATTTTATACATCAAAAAAGTCAATAAAATCAACACAAATTAACACTTGACAATTAGGTGTTTTTCCTGTATAGTATAACTATAACAAAGGAGAAAACACTATGAAAACTAAAACATACTACACAAACGAAGCAGAAAATCAAGTTGATCAAATACTTGCACATATGAAGTCTGGTCAAATTGATGAAGATAAAGCAAAAAAAGAAATCTTAAATGTTGACAATGTTAATATGTTAGATATTGATGAACACAACATTGATGATGTAATTTATTATAGTTTAAATGGGTAATAAGAATATGACTAAACAACTATCACAAAACTTAATTAACTATATTAAAAAGCACAATGAAAAGGCTCGTAAGTATAATGAAGAAAATAGAAATACTACTGGTAACTGGACAAGTTTAATGATAGAAGATGAAAAACACTGGATTGAATATGGTATCTTTACATTAAGAGATTTAGTAAGACAAAATTTAATTGATTATATATGGGACGAATTTAAATCTGTAAACGGTATTAGACCAAGATTTATGAATTTTAGTAAAATGGGTATTAGAGAATTAAGAAAAGAAGTAAACTATTTAATGAAAGAGGAAGTAAATGAAATATAATGAAGATAAAATAATAAAAGAAATTTCAGATTATATAAAATCAACTTATGGTGAACATTACAGTACCACTAAAGATGGTTTTCAAGTACAAGATATGCTAAGACAATTAGGTATTGATAAAGATTTCTGCCAGGCAAATGCAATTAAGTATCTATGTAGATACGGTAAGAAACAAGGCAAGAATAGAAAAGACTTGCTAAAAGCAATTCACTATATTGTTTTATTAATGAGTAGTGAAGATAACAAATAATTAGGAGGACTATACTATGGCAATTGATACAAACATAAGTTACTTTAAAGAAGATGTAGGTAAAAACCTATACAGAAAGAAAACTTATTATACACTTGTGATTGAACAAGAAGTATTAGCAAACAATAAAGATGAGGCAGATGTAAAATTTAGTGAATGTGGTATTGACCACTCACAGATTAACCACGAGATAACTGAAACAAAAGATGGTGTTGAAACTTATATGGTTGACGCTAATTATTCAGATAGTGGTGATACAGAATATGTTGCTAAAGTGGTTTATGATTTATCGGATCCATATGCAAAAGAAGAAGGATATGTAGAACTTGATTCAGATGCTGAAGAAGTTTTAAAAACACCATATACAGCAGGCGAAGGAATTTAACAAAGGAGAAAACTATGATAGAAACAATCGCAACAATTGATATATTAAATTTAGCAATTGATAAAATAGATGATGGTAAAGTAGCAGACGCTAAAGACGACTTAATTACCTTTAGAGATAAACTTCAAAAAGAGGTAGATGAGTTTGATAAGTGGGCAAAAGTACAATCAGATATAGACATTGCTTTACAAATGAAGGCAGAAGGAAAATAATATGGAAACGTTTATTTTAATGCTTGTGATATTAATGTCAGCAATAGCGATAACTTATGCAGGTGAGATTTACTTATATCTATCCTTAACATTAGGGTCGTTTATTAATGATATTAAGAACAAGTTTAATACAACTAAAACTAGAAAAAAATAGATGATGTATACCACGTATTTAATACGAATCGCTAATCCTGACGCACCTGGATGCGTCCTAGAACGTAAAAAATCGTTATTTTACGTCAGTTTTTAAGACTTGACAAATAGCGTGTTTTATGATACAATTAATGAATAAACTAACAAAAACTATGAAAGGACAAATATATGTCATTTAGATACGATAAAGAAAACTTGTTTAAAGAGTTTTACGTTGCAAAAGATAAAGATATTGCTTTATCAAAAAAAGATACACTTGAAGAAAAAGAGGTAGATTATTATACTAATCGTATTCAATTCTTCAAAGATCACATAGAACTTAAAAAACAACATCCAGAGTATTACTCTAATGTTGATATTAATTTTGAGAACTTGTTATCTTGTTACTTGACTACAGAACCGAGAGAAACTTTTTATCAAAAGATTTTCGGTAGATCATTTGCTGAAGTAAGAGCAGATTCTATACCAACTTCTATTAAAGATTTTTAATGACAACTAAAAAAGATTTGTACAAAGCTCGACTTGACCATTACAACTGGTTAATTTCAAAAGGTATTAAAACTACCTTTGAAGAGGTTTGTACATTTCAAAAACCAAATACTAAATCAAAACCAGGTGAATTAGATTTGAGTCATTTAAAAGTAAGAGATTCTATACCGTGCAGTAATAATATCGGTGGTAGTACAGCAAAGAGAGTTTACGCTACACAACTTCCTGCTGGCAAAACAATTAGTGTGGCGTATAATAAAGGTCCTTATATGGTTGTTGATGCTAAGGATTTTAAAACTATGGGAAGGAAAATATAATATGAGAACAATGATGTTATTAACAATCATTACTTTAATGACTATGGCAATTGCTAAGAGTGAAGAAGTCACAATGGATCAGAAAGTAAAAAATTATATTGTGAAAGAATGGAACGATATTAAAGAGTTTCAAAAAGCTGGTTGGGAAGAAGGCAAAAAACAAAATGCCAAAAACTGGTCTAAAATTAAATCTTTATTAGGTATTAATTAATATGTTACACAGAATTAGTGATCTTTGTAAAAAAATTGATGGTATCAAAACTGTCAGTGATAGATTGTATAATTTAAAATATAATAATCCTAAAACTAAAGAAAGAGATATTGAAGTTAATAACTTAATAGAAGATATACAAATGCAATGCCGATTAATCGCAAATGATAAAGGTAAATATGACAGATAAACAATACACAATTAATAGTTTAAAAGAAAGAAAATTAGAATTAGAGGAAGAATTACATTTTAAAAGTAGTAATTCATTAAATGATGAACTATATGAAATTAATGATACTCTAAAAAAACTAGGTGAGAATGAAGAAAACAATATTACTATTATTAATTAGTTTGTTTATAACTAATTGTGCAGCTAATAGATCACAAGTCGGTGCTGTGTTAGGTGCAACAACAACTACGGCAACTTGTGTAGAATTAGGTGCAAATCATCCTGCTGTAATTGCTACTTGTGCTGTGACAGGTGCTTTTGTCGGTGCTGAAGTTATGTACAAATCAGATTATGATGTTCATCAGGCAGTATTTGTAGATCATTTAAACAATGGTCCTGGTGGTTCTAGTTATACAAATTGGTACAATCAAAAAACAGGTAACTCAGGTATTATTAAAACAACAAGGTCTTATATAGAAGGACCTATCAAGTGTAAAGATTATGATGCTGTTGTAGATATAACTAATCAATGGCCTTTGCTAGGTGTTGGCGGTGTAAATAGAAATACAATCTTTGGTACTGCTTGTCAAATGCCAGACGGTCGTTGGGTTGAAAAAGATTTTTTATTGAAAGGTAAGTATGTCAAAAATTAGTAAGATTATATTATTTGCAATTATATTTTTTGCTATGTTATCGTTTCAACGATATGCAGAATCATTAGCAGACAACCACGATTTATCTGGTGTAACTGTACCGATTGAAAAGGTTTCAACTGGTGATAAGGTTATAGACATATTAGATAAAATGGAAAAAGCAGATAGTAATGTTTACTACGATAAAATTACAACTATTGAACCTAAAAAAGTAGATGGTCAATATTGCTTTGTTAAAGTTATAATCAAACAAAGTGAAAACACTATTGTTAAAGAAGAAGTTTTGGAGTGTAGTGATGGTAGAAAAACAGCAACAGGACCTAGTTATTGGGAATTGTTTGCTCAGTTTTATTACCGTGATGTTAATACACCAGAATACTGTAGATTTTACAGTAGACCAAATCACGTTTTTAAGTCGTTCGGAAAAACGTGTTTAAAAGTGAACGGTGAATGGGAGGTAAAATGATTAAAAATCTAATCATTATCGCTTTAATTGCTATAATTGTAACTCAAACGGACATTGGTTTTAATGACATTTTGAACTATATTCAAATAACGCTTGACAAAGTACAAGAAATAGTATATAATATAAGAAGTGAGGTAAAATAATATATGATGAAACAAGTAAAAGTATTATCAGTTTTGATGTTAGGACTATTTCTAACTAATTGTGCTGGTACATACAAAATCAAAAAAGAGTCTGGTGGTAATGTCGTTGATACTGTACCAAGTTGGTATATGGCAGATATTACTGAATCAAAGGCTTGCGATAAAGCAATCTTTGGTAAAGACAAAGATAAAGTTTGTATCTACGGTGTAGGTACTTCGGTGTCGCCTGACTTAAATCTGTCTATTGAAAAGGCAAAGATGATTGCTAAATCAGAACTTGCCGACATTATTAAAGGTGAGATGAATAAACAATCTAAACAGTTTATTACAGAATTAGGTAAATCACAAACTAAAACTGTAGTAAGTGAGGTTGAATCTACTTTAGTCAATGTAATCAAAGATACACCAGTTAGAGGTTATGAGGTGTTTGCACAAGATGTAACACTTACAAAAAATAACTACTATCGTGCTTGGATCGGTTTAAGACTTCCAATGGGTGAGTTTAACAAGATGTATAACTATACAATAGAAGAAGCGGTTGACGCTTACAACATAAAGTCAAAAGCACAGATCGCTTATGATAAAGTGTTAGGAAATACAGATGACAAAGATAGTAATTTACAGTAAAAATAACTGTGTATATTGTACCAAGGCCAAGAACCTTGTAACTAACCTTGGCCTTAGTTACGAAGAAAAAAGTTTTGAAAAAGATTTTAATGGTGATGTGGATAAATTAGTAGAACACGTTGGTAAAAAAGTTAGAACAATGCCACAAATAAAAATTAATGACAATTTAATTGGTGGATATAATCAACTTGTTGAATATTTTGTTGAACAAGGGAAAGTGAATTTTAAGGGTGAGATTATTAGTGAGTAATGATAAGATAATACATTTTCCTACCGAGAGAATTGTAAATCAAAAAACAAGAGAACTTGATGAACAACGTAGAAAAATGGGTGATAAACTTGCCAAAGAAATTCAGAAACAACAAACTAAAAACTTTGTTGAAACGGCAGTAGATGATATTAGTATGAACTTGTTAAAGAACTTTGTAGATTTAGCAATGAAGACTAATCATCCGCAGTTTACAAAAGACTTAGCATTATTAGTTGATGTAATGCGAGGTATGATTTATAGAGATTTTGGATTACAACATCCTGCTCAAAAATTGAGTGATAAAATGGTAGATTTAAAGACTAATAGAAGTGGTACATTGTCAGCAAAGATTGATTATTCAAAAGTAATAGAAGATGTAACTATAAAATCAAAACCTATTAGTACAAATATTAAAGACGAATTAAAGGATCTAAATGATACAGCAGGTTTCTTTGAACCAGATGGTAATTTAGATGACTAACAGAATTGCAAATGCAATCGCCTTAACAGGTTGTAAAATAGTTAACGTGAAAGGAGTTTAAACAAATGTTTAAATTTTTATTTAATAATAAAGGAGAAGATAAAATGGCAAGAGCTAAAATATCTAAAACACAAAAGGTATTAAACCTTTTAAATTCAGGTGCAGAAATCACTTGGAAAACACTAAGACAAAAGTTTGATCTTAGATCACCAACTTCAATGATTGGTAAATTAAGAAACCAAGGTGTTATGATTTACACAAATAAAACATCTAAAGGTGTTTCTTACAGAGTCGGTACGCCTTCAAAAGCGATTATCGCTGCTGGTCAAAAAGCATTATTCGGCAATACTGCTTACGGTGCATAATTAATAGGGGCGCTTCGGCGCCCCCACCACACTATGACAGAATTTAAAAACGGAATTTATAACACATTAAGAAGTTTAATAGGCACAAGTATTGGTCGTGCCTTCATTTATACTTTAGGTCACATTATAATTGCTATGACTTGTAATAGATTGATTACAGGTGCAGAATGGAAACTTGCAGGTATTGACGCAATTATAGAACCTATGATCAATGGTGTTTGGTATTATGTACTAGACAAATCTTGGAGTAAATATGGCAAATAAAACACAAATTTTAAATGAGATCAAAGCATTAGAAAATACAAATAAGTATTTTAAAAAAATATTTGAACCACAAGATTGTGGTTGGATGAATACTACAATAGACGGTAATAAATTTAGAATTAAGGTATTAAAAGATGAACTCAAAAATAAAAAGTCAAAACATTGGAGTAACTATCTCTAAAAAAGAATATCAATCTATAGCAGATTGTATTCGTAGCGATCAGGTTCCTGCTAATCATATCGCAGAATATTTTGAAGATAAAGATTTTTACAAATGGTATAAAAAGAAATATTTAAATGACTAAATTTTATAAAATATCACCGAAGTTTAAAAAATCAATTTACGAATATCAAACATTTAAAGATGAAGAAAAAGGTGTGTCTTGTGTAACGAAGAA